AGCATCCCACATAGACCAATGCGTATATGTTTCTGTAGCAGCCACAGTCGTCCACTCCAAAGTTGCTGAAGTAGCAATCGCACCAGATGCCGCAGTAGCCCAAGAAGCAGCCTTACGAGTTGTCTCAGTAGCAGCCGCAGTAGTACCAGCCTCACCAGCATCAGCCGTATGCAACTTCACATACACAGTCGTTGGCATAGTCCACGCAGTCTTACCCGTCGTGTGCTCCAAAATCTTTAACTCAGCGTAGTTCGAAATAGACATACAAACCTTTCGTTCAACATACTATACCAAAAGCAAAAGCCCCCCGCCGAAGCAGGGGGCTAAAGCCTTGTCTAACTAATTAGACGTTAGTTGCAATTGAGGAAGACGACTCAATGCGACGGAGGCTTGCCTCACGGAAGCGACCGTAGCCACCAAGCCAATACCAACCCAATGGCTGCAAACGCATGAGAAGGTCGGTCACGTTACCGCGAACAATCTTCGGCACTGCGCCGTTACCATCTTGTGCTGAGTATGCCTTAGCAAGAGCCTGACGACCCATGATGTGTGTGCAATACACGTCAACTGCACCAGTTGTGCTGGTACCGTTCGAAGCGTTCTCGAACACTTTGGCACGTGGTGTCTCAATGAAACGTACCGACTCAAACAAGCCGATTTCTCCATTGTAGATGCCATCTGGGTTGACATAGTTTGCTGGGGTACGCCATGCGGCTGCGTCCGTTGCTGAACGGAAGTCGTATGAAACGTCTGGGTGGATGAAGCCGATGTAGGAACCGTTGAAGGTTGCTACGTTTGCTCCACGCAACTGTGCGACGGTCCTGCGAACGTCGTCAGCGGCAAGTACGTCTTCAGCCTGAACCGTTACACGGCTCGTTGGTGTTGTTGCGCCACCTGTGGCGTAAATGACGTTGGTTCCTGCGGCAAGAACTTCACGGACAACTTGGTCGATTGAATCGCCTGCGTTGTAACCGATGATGTTTGCTGCTGCTGAGTCAACATCCAAGAACGCTGTTCCGCGCAACTTGGCTGTGGTGACAACTGCGTTACCGTATTCGTTAAGAGTTACGGTTACTTGGCTGTCGGACAATGCTGTTGGAGTAACGTCGGTCACTTCGTTCAGTGTTGACGTTGCTGCTGCAATGTCGCTGAAAATTGTGAACGTGACGCCAGTTCCTGGCATTGCCTGCTGTACTGGTTGTACGTCTGCTGCCTGGTCGAACAAGAGTTCTGAACGCAACGCAAAATATGCGAGACGGTCAAATGCTACCTGGTCAACAGACAGAGACGAGAGTTGGGTTTCGCCTGCCATGATTATTTTTCCTTTGTGTAGAAGTTGTTACGAATTTTGTAGTGCTATTCGTGCTTCTGCCAGGATTGAATCTACTTCTTGAGGGCTTCGTGCGTCGTTAAGCCTTCGAGTCCAGTCAACAGGTGGTTGCGTTGTTTGGGTTCCTGCCGCAATTTTTGCGGTTCGTTGCCAAGCGTTTGCTTCTTCTCTGCTAGGGGTGGAATCTGGGGGACTAATCAGTTGCGCCTCAACAGCGGCATCCCTAATGGCATCTGGTGAAAGTTCTCCGTCGTAGCCTTTAATAAAGTACTTTGACGCTGGTGCAGTGAGGTCGATGCCTGCTTTCACGAACGCTAGTTCTCTTTTTGCTACTTCAGATTCCGCTACCAATTTGCGTAGGTCGGCGGTTTCTTTCTCCAATTGTTTCATCCTTGCCCTAACAGGGTTTTGGTTTGATTCCATTTGGTCTTCGTTGTCGTAGTTGTCAATATCTGACATATGGCACTCTCGTTTCTGCCCACACCATGTCCGAGGTACGTGGTGGCTGCGGTTGATTGGTCACCCCATGTCGCCGTACGGTGCGGGGGATTCCCGTACAGGTTCCTACCGTTTAAGGTATCGTTTGTAACTATAACACAACTTATTTATTGATGTGTGCTATTCCCCTACGGCGGTCAGACCGACGTTGCCACCTGCTTCAAATCCTGCTTTGCGTCGACGTTGAGTTTTGGCTACTCGTTGTGCGGCGGCGGCGTTTGTTCCTAATGTTCCTGCTACTAGTTCTTCTTGGGTCAACGCTTGTTCTCCTTGGAGTGGGCGGGTGAGTTCTTGTAGTTGGGCTACTTCGGTGAAGCCTTGTCGGGCTACGTCTTGGGTTACGCCTTGTTGGACGAGTAGTTCTGCTGCTGGTGCTCCAAGGCTGATGCCTGCTTGTTGGCGGGCTTGTAAGGCTACTTCGGCTGCGCGGGCTGCTCTGACTACTGCCTCTTTGGTTCTGGCAGGGTCTATGAAGAACGCTGCGAGTGTGCTGTCGTCAAGTCCGTACATGCTTTTCAGTTGGTTGACTACTGCTGGGTCAGCGTTTTTGACTGAGGCGTAGCCTAGGTCTACACGGTCTTTGATTTCGTCTGGTGAGATGTCGTTGGCGATGAAGTTGGAGAAGTCTGATGGGGTGTTGTAGAAGTCTGCTGGCATACCTGCAGCCAATAGCGTATTACGGTATGAGGATTCTAACTGTAGATACTGGCTCACCGAGTAGGCAGGTTTGTTAGCAGCACGTCGAGCCTCATTTGCGGAGAACCGTTCTTGAAACGCAGCAGATTCACGCAACTGAATACCAATGTCATCTATGGTCGAAGTGGCTGTTAAACGGCGGTCAGCCAAAGCACTTTTTACATCAAGCAATAACTGTGGGTTATCCATCCCATAGTATTTCAAGGTTGCCTGCAAAATGCTTGAAGCGGTTTCTGTACTCTCGGCGTTTTGCTGGGTATTAAAATTTCTAATAATTTGTTTAACATCTTCTGGTGTGGCATATGTTGGACTGGTTGTATCTTCTTCTGTTCCAGTTCCAGCCGTGCCAGTGGGTGTTAACAAACTATTTCGGTAGTTGTATTGTGCATCACTGGCGGCTTGTAGTTCTTGTTGTGTGGGAACATCAATCATCGGTCCAGGACCAGGACCAGTCCAGTTAGGGTCACGCATCATTACCATTAGATAATCCTTCCGAACGCTTGAACCAAATTAGCAGCCAAACCCCTAGCCTCTTGCTTAGCATTGTTGGTTTTCTCCCAACCATACCGAGAATCTGTACGCAACAACTTATCCCATTCACCAGTTGTCATCACACGTTTCTTGCCCTCTTCACCAAAGTTTAAAGCAACCTCATAGTTGGCTGCAGACATGTCAATAGTGTTTGGGTCCACTTCCAATAGTTTCGCTGCAGTAGCCTGAAAGTTCCCTGCCAAACTTTCCAACGACACACCTTGGTCAATAAGGTCAGCCAAATGTGGGTAACGTTTCTTAGCAATTTCACGTTGCTGCCTTTGGAAATCTTCTGTGGTAATCCCACCAGTAAGCACTGATTGGACTGAAGCCTGGTTTGCGCCTGCGGTATTGAAGTATGAGCGGGCTGTATTAACCACATTGAGGTAGTCGGCTGATTTGGTTGCTCTAGCCAATGCTGTTGGGTTTACATATTTGCCATCGGCACCAATTTTAAATACTTCTTTGTAGGTTTCTTGTTTGAGGCGCTCATCTGTGTAGCCCATGTTGATGGCGGTATGAACAAACTTTGTAAAATCTGAACCATCAAAACCTAAGTCACCTACAACCTTTTTGATTTCACGAACTTTTCCAGAGGTACTAAGTTCTTGGAAGAAGTCTGTGCCATCAAGTTTGGCTGCAAATGCTGATTGTTCTTCAACTGTTAGTGGGCGAGGAAGTGCATACTGTTTAAGAACAGCAAATAGTTGTGGATATTTTGCACGGTCAAGGTCGGTCAGATACCATGCTTTAGCAGGGTTGTTTTGTATAAAAATTTGTTCCCACGAACTATCTGTTGTTGCTGCCGCTCTGGATATTTGATATTCGGCGCGTAACGTCTTGCGATTTGCTGGGGTATCAGCCAAACCTTTTGCCACCAATTGTTCATCAACATATGTTTTTATTGCGGCAGGTGAACCAGATGTATCTTTAGGTAGATTGCTTGTTGCGGTATCTGGAAGCGTTGATGGTCCCAATACCTTTTCAGAAATACGACCATCCATATAGGTAGTTACTTCGACATTGTTGCCGTCCTTGACTACAGTAACTTTGCTTTTTACTGTAGTGGCTGGGTCGCCTGCTGCCGTATTGGACAATTGTGGACCAAAAGAAGAATCGACTTTAGGTTGAACAATTGTTGGTTTTGGTATATCCGCAATATATTTTATGATTTTGCTTGCTTCTTTTTCTGGAGTGGTATTTTCTGCACCAGACAAAGGGACATATTCTTTTGCTATTTTTTTCAATATTGGAACTAAATATGCAGCCCGCGAGCGAAGGTTTTTTTGTTCTTCGATTAAGTTATTGTATTCGTCAGAAAATTGTGGCAGTTGAAAACGATAAGGATAAGGAACGTTTCTTTGCTTTGCCTCATCTTCGGTTAAATCAATATAGCCATTTTTTATGCCAGTTTTAATTTTTTGTAATCTATTTTGAATATCAATAAAAACTTTGTAACTTGTTTCAAGACCAATCAGGTTTTCGTATTCTGGGTATTTTGTTTTAGATGTCCCCGTAGATGTTTGTGGCGCAGAATCAGGAACAAATCCTTCCGACCGAGACGTTGTAGGGACGGTCGTTGAGGTGGTCCCAGAAGTAACCTCTGGCGCGGTTTTGGTTTTTTTTAATTCGGACAATTGTTTTTTATAATCACTTAACATTTTTGTAAGTTCTGCTTTTGTAATATCCAAACCTCGAACTTTGACAGTTTTTGGCGCTTTCCAGTCAAGTGGTGCTAATGCTGGTGGATAAAACTGTTGCACATACCCTTCAAGTAGGGTAATCATTTCCTCAATTCCTTGTTCAGTAGCCATTATGCAAGTCCTTTAACTTTCTTATCCAAAATATCAAACAACGAAGCAGCACTAGTAGCCTGCGCTTCAGGACCAAACTTTTGAGAAGCATACGCCTCAGCAGCAACACCAATGTTCGGTGCCTTAGCACCACCATACGCTTCAGCGGATTTCTGTTTGAAAGCCATCTGACGGAAAGCAGCCTTTTCTTCCGAGGTTGCATCACGAGCCATGAACTGTCTGAACACTGAATCCACAGCAGAATCCAAATCTTGTTTAGCATCAGGTCGAACACTTCTCCCAACACCGCCAGTTGCCTTGTATTCTGATAAAAACAACGGACGTGCCACTTTTGTGGTAACACCCGCATAGTTTGCGTAACGCAAAAATGATTGCATTGCGGTAATGTCTGCAGATTCAAACATTCCTGTTGGACGATAGTTCTTTGGGTAAAGTCCACGGGCAGCAAACTCTTGCTGTAACCCGATACGGTCATTCGTGCTAAGTCTTGCTAGTTCGCTGTACGCTTCACCGTATGGGTCGTACTGCCCACGGACAATAATGCCGCGCTCATCCACAAGGTTTTGCCCAACATATCCGAATGAAGTTGGACCAGCAGCCTCGCGCACACGGGCAGACGTTGCTTCTGCAACTGGAATTGGCTTACCGCTAACAATATCACCTGGTAGGGGTTTGAACCCTTGCATTTCTGCGCCGATAACTTGACGTACACCAAGTTTTACATCGGGTGCAAGACCAGTGGAAGATGAAGCAAGCGCAGACGGAGCCACCAACGAAGGCATGGTTGTTGTTTCTTCGCCTGTTACTGGGTCTATAGCCATTACTAGTCTACCTCTCCTGCGAGTTTATCTTCAAAGATGCGAGCGAACTCAGGGTTTTGCTGAACAAGCACTGCTGCAATACTACTCAACCAGTCCTTCAAAGGTTGTGCACGAACAGAATCCAACGAATTAAGTCCCACTTCGGCGGCTTTTTGTAGTGCTTCATCGCGGGCATCCAAGTATTGTGCAATTGATTGTGCTGTTGCATTGTCGGAAACACGGTTATCAGACACCAAGTTTCGTAGTTCTTTTGTGAAAGCATCTAGTTCACCTGGGTTGAATTGGGCTTTGGCTGGGAAACCTGGATACTCTTCGTTAAGGTACACACGCCATTGCGACAGCCAAGCACGTTGTTCAGATGAAAGGGTATCTCCTAGTTGGTTTCGTTTCTCACGGTAAATGGATGAACCAATCTTGTATTGGGCTGCTGCAACAATTTCTGGGGCTGTGAGTCGTCGACGGTTTTTGTTGTTAAGTTGACGGTTCCAAGTTTGGAAACTGAACCCATCTCCACCAGGGGCTAAGTATCCTGCGGTGTTTCCGTATTCGTCGAATAGGTCGCTGTTGCTTCGTTGCCATCCATCGAACTGTTTGGTTGGTTCTAAACCGCCTTTAACTGGTTCGGTTTTGTGTCCAAGATATATGAAAGCATCTTCACCAAATTTTTTGATAAACTCTTCTACTGCTTTATCGCGGTTGATTTCTTGAAGTTTATAAAACTCTTGTGACAAAGCGGAAGCGGTGATGTCACCACCATCGGTTTCTAAACGGAAGTCAATACGTGGCGAGGTAGGACCAGTAAACTGGAATAGGGCACGCAAACCTGACATGATTCTTGCTTTACGTTTTGCATCCGAATACATTTTTGCTACTTCGTTCGGATTCTTCATATCATATTCACCAGTTTGTATTAAGAAACGCACTGTTTCTGCGTAGGTGCTACCAAAGATTGTTGCCATGTTTGTTGTGTCACCCTTGATGGCTTCGATACCTCGGACAGCCCACTGAGGTGCCAACGATTTCAAACCAACATCACCGTATGGCAAAACCATGTTGCGAACAAAATCCAATTTGGGTGTATCTGGTAACAGTTCCGATGCAGCAATTTGCACTACAGGACCGCCACCAGGAAGATTCAAAACTTGGAAAGCACCCTTAATGGGGAACGCTAGTAACGAACCAGCCCATCCACCAGCAGGGAAGTTGAACACGTTTTTGCCATCTGTTGAATCTTTAGCAAACCAACCCGATAGGGCGTTATCTGGGTTGTCTGAATCGTAGTTTGCTGCGTTGAAAGCCAACTGTGTTTTGCGGATACGCGATGGGTCTTCAATCAGATATGACGAGTATTGTCCGAGGGTTTCACGGAACGCTGTAGCAAATGGCATAACCACTCGTAACATGTCTTCAAGGTTGCTTTTTTCTTGGGCGTTGTACAAGATTTTTTTGAGGTCATTGACAGCCATTGCTGAAGCAAATTGTTCTAGTTCTTCGATGGTTCCGTCGCCTGTGGATACTTTGCCAAAGATTTTGTTGTAAATGTTTTTGTTGCCAACATATTTTTCTACAGTCATTGACCCCCTTTTGCCTTCATCAATTAGGTCGGCGTTCAAATCGTCAACATATTTTATAATGTTTTGTTGCAAACGGCTTTGCTCGCTTGGTG